TCAATCCATATTTAGTATATACTAAATATGGATTGATACAGATTTAAAAAATTCAAAAGTGAATGAGAGATTTAAAAATTCAAAAAGTGAGAAAAGTAAAATGAAAAAGTCGGGGAAGTCAGAAAATGAAATTAGAAAAGTGTCATTAATATTTCTTTATATCGGCGGAAGTCATTGGAGGAATTTGATAAATGTAATTTCCTTGGCTGACTTCATTTACTGACTTTATTTTTTGGTACTAGTGAAAAAGACGCTCATAAAAAGATTTATTCGCTGACATTATTTTTTCCGATCGCTACGGATAAAATAATGTTTTCTTTTTTGGAATTTTCGGCCGGTGGGTTCGGTCATTTTTCCCACTTTTTATGGCCTAAATTGTGGTGGAGTTAATATATTGCGAGGAACAAATCTATCTAAATATCTTTCATGTGCTATTTGATCAACTCTATGTTTAATTGGATCTAAACTAAATATACTACTTCCAGTATAACTTCCAAGTAATGCTTTAGATGCAAGTGGTAATGCATTTTCAAATGACATTTTACCATTAATTCCTAATTTTGATACATTATAACCATTTTCATTTGGATATTTATCATAACATTTAATTACTTTTTCATCAGCTTCTCTTATTTTCTTTTGTTGTTCTTTACCGGAAAATTTAGATGCATTTGAATAATCAATATCATGTTGTTTAGAACATGCATCAATATCATTATATGGAGGATAATTTAATACTTCTGGTAAATCAATTCTAGTACCTGGACCAGTAAAATTATGACATCCATATTGAATTTCCCCATTTAATAATGGACGAGCTTTATTATTGCAATTTTTATTTCTGTATATATTGGCAATTGATTGAAATGCTTTCTTTGGTAAATATCCAAAATCAAAACCATACCCTAAATATGGATTTACTTGTTCATATGCTTCTTGTTGATTACTCGGTACATTTAATTCATATGATGGAATTATATTTAATGGTTCTGGATAATCAATTAAATCTTCATCAATATCAGGAGCATTTTCTTCCATATCTACTCTAAATAAATTTTGTTCTTGTTTGTCAGCTTTCATCCTATTTTTCTTTAATTTATCTAAATATTTACGTTCTTCAGCTAAATCTAAATCATCTTCTTTTTCTCCTAAATCATATTCATCTTCTAATTTAGCATCTGCATATTGTTCATATTCACGTTGTCTTTGTTCTCTTTCCTTAGTTGATTTTTGGATAAGTTTAAATCTTTCTACACTTTTCTTAATATTATTTTTAAAATTAGTAACTAATTTATCATCAATTGGAGTTCGGACAATACTCCAATCATAAGTTTCAGTATGATATGAATCTAATAATGGATTAACAATAATTTCAGCAGTTTTAATGTAATCAGTAATTTTAGGATTTGGTAATAATTCATGTGGAGGAGGATTTAATCCAGATCTATTTAAGAATTCAATTGTAAATTTATTGATATATGCTTTTAATATTTTTGTAATACCTTCTAATATTTCTGTTTTTTTACTATTAGCTTTTAATTTATTCACTTCATCAATTTGATTTTGTAATTCAATTAAATGTTCTCTATCTATTTCAACAACAGATGCTAATCTATTTTTAATATCATCTAATTGTGATTTAATAGATGCTGGAGATGGATTTTTAAATTTATCAAATAACAAAATTATTGTTTCCATTTCACTTCTAAGTTGATATAATAATGAAGTATTTGATGATATAAATGGAATAATTTTATTTAATACATCTGCATACTCTTCTTTACCATACAGATATTCATGTCTAGCATATGCAAAAATACGTTTTAACATCTTAAATGGAGAATAAAATTTATTTGAATAATACAATTTTTCAACTTCTAATGGAAGTGTTGTAGGATCAGCAGTATAATTTAATAAATAAAGATTTCCAGCTTTGTCGTAATAACCTAAACCATATACATTAGTTATTTCTACAAATCTTCCATTAATCAATGTAATCATATCAATTTTGCATAATGTATCATATTCCAATGCTTTACTTAATGTCATTTTTTTATTACCTGGTAATATTTTAAATCCTTGATATATTTCCTTTGGTGTCCATCTTAATATGTAATGTTCTCTAATTATTGTACTAATAATATCATAATCATCACCATCATTATGACCTTTAAGAATAATTCCCATAATAACCTCATATTCAGATTTTGGAATTAATCCATCATCATAAAGTTGTTTAACTTTACCTCCTAAATCATGATTAATAATGAATATTCCTTTATTCATATCTCCAATTTTAAAAATATATCTTTCATCTAATCCACATTTAACTTCAGAATAATAATGTCCTTTTGATCTTGAAATTATTGCCACAATTTGTTGAAATCGTTTTTTAAATACTTTTATTAATTCAGCTTTACTTTTGCAAGGATGACCATTACATGTATAAACTTTTTCTAATAAATCAATATCTCCTGGATATTTTTGAATACGATAAATATATGATCCAAATGGTTGAGCATATTTATCTTTATTGTAAGAAACCATTTGAATCTCTTTAATTACTTTTTGCGAGTATGATGAATCTGGTCTTACTTCTAATTTCCTAACTAAATCCATAATGACAATTATATATAACTAATTAAGATATTATTTAATTATATTTACTTCATTTTGTGATAAGCTGACTTAACTTTTGGACTTGAAATAACTGATCTATAAGACATATTAGGATGAGCTTCCCAATAGACATGAACAAATTCTAACCATGGATTATGTCTTTTTAATCCATGTTTTTTATGATGTCTAGCTGGAACTTTTTTGGTAGATTTTGACATAGCATGTTTTTTAGCAGTTTTACTACCTTTTGCCATTCTCTTTCTTTTAGCACCTGCATAAACTCCAGCGTATACACCTTCTCCCATTCCACAATCACATCCTGCATAAACACCTTTACCACGTTTTGATCCCATTTTCTTTTTAGCAGTTTTTGATCCTACTCTTTTACGGGATATTTTTGATCCAGCTGGTTTTCTACCAACTTTTCTAACAACTCTTTTTCTGGTAACCCTTTTAGCTGGTTTTCTAGAAGTTTTTGATCCTGATCTTTTTTTAGAAACTTTTCTTTTGCGACCCATACCAATGATTCCTTCATTAGCTTTTTCCAATAAAATTTCATCAATACGATGAGAAATGTCGTAATCCATAATATCTATTTATATGTAAGATAATAATAAATATTATTATATTTTTATTATTATCGAGTGTATTATTAAAAAATCATGTAAGATAAAGTACATGCACTTATTATAACACTTGGACCATCTGCAGTTGACCAACCATCTGCTTGACCTTTATACCAAAAAACTTTATTGAATGATGTATTAAAATTTGAAGTTGAAAATAATACATTAGTTCCTGAAGTAGCACTTGTAATAACTGATGGAAAATCAGTATCAGTCGAAATTAATTCAGCTGGAATTGTACTTAAAGTTCTTATTGCTGTTGGAGTTGCATTTAAAGCAATAACAAATCCAGGTAAAAATAAATCAACTCTATTTCCCAATCTACAATATCTAATTGTTATTGCAACAGGTGTTAATGTTCCACCTCCAACACTATTTGCAAATGTTCCTGTAGAATAACCAGTAAACTGTGATGTTGTACTAATTGTTGTATATGGATTTTGAAATATAATTGGTTTTTGAAATTTTGATAATATTGCAGGATTTATATTCAAATTTAATCCAGCTCCAGTTGTTATTCCATTAGTTGTTTGTAATCGTAATTCATTTGTATCAAATCTACCATTATTATATGAATATCCTGATGCTCCTGGATATATATAAATATTACCTGTATCAGATCCATATAAATTAAAATCATGACCATCAATAACATTTATATTTAAATCCGTAGTAGTATTTATAATTCCTAATCCAGATGTTATTGTTAATTGATCAACAGATAAATCTGTAATATCTAATGTAGTTGCATTTAATGTATTACATTGAATATCATTAACTTTTAAATCTTGACCTAATGTTTTGGATATATTTAAATTTGAGTAAGACATTTTATATATTGGTATGTTAGATAAAATATTTAAAACAATAAGGCTATTTGTGCAGATGGTGGAAAATCAGTTAATCCAATTCCTGCACCATCAATAAAAGTAACTGGTAATTGGAGATATGTAGTATTATCAATATATGGTGCATTTATTAGCCATTGTTGATAGTTTGCTGAGTCACTAACTGATTGAATCCATATATGTCTTCCTGTCGTCAATTGTGCTCTAAAAATTATGGCATTATCGGTAGTGAAATTTCCTGGATCATTTCGATTACTTACATTTATATAAGTTGATGCAGTTTGACCAGTATCAAATTGCCATGCAATACCATTTGGATTACTTCCTGTATTACCTGCTCGAGCAATAAATGGATTTAATGAAAATGGAAATGCTACTCCAGTTCCTGTAGCTCCTCTCGATCCAGTTGCTCCTGTTGCTCCACTATTTGGAAAATTTAGAAATGTATTATGATTATAATCCATTGTTTTATCAGTAATTACTTGTGCTCCAGTAACTCCTACAAAATTAGAATCTGGTAATGTAAATCCATTTATTAATGTTGTCTCAAGTGTTACAGTATTCACATCAGTTGCAGATACGGTTATAGTATCCAATGATACAACATTTAGATTATTTAATACAATCATATCAACAGTTTCTAAGGTATTACATTGTATATCATTTACTTTTAAATTTTGTCCAAGATTTTTAGAGAGATTTAAATTTGAATAAGACATTATACAGGTATGTTAGATAAAATATTTAATTTATCAAATTATTATCATTAACTTTTAAAACATTCACTAAATTTTTAAAATATGGATTGGCGTCATAGTAATCTTGTAATTTTTGTAATTTTATTGAATCTTCAATATCTTTTTTCTTATTATTATTGGGTGTGGACATTTCTGATTTATATATTTTCTTATCATTTACGATAATATATGGATTTACATCTAAACCATCTACAATACTACGTTTTTCGCTATCATAATTTTTCATATTTCCATAAATTGGAGTTGTTACAGGAATATTATTATCCACACAATACGAATATATATTTGAATCTTGGATTAATTTGCTATTCATCTTATAAATAATGAATATTTTTATTTTTAACATACTAAATAACCACTAAATCGAGTATTCGCGTTACCACCTTGCATATATATTGTTTTTGTTGAACTACCTACATATAAAATAATAGCCATCACTTGACCAGCTGTCATTTTTTGTATTAAACTTATTGATTGGGTTACAACAGTGCCCCCTGGTACTATAGGAATTGGATTTAACTGACTTGATGCAAGTAATCCAGCATCCGTATCCCATAATAATGCATAGGAATTATGCGAAGCTCCAAAGTTAAATGCACCAATTGTACATGTAAACATATAAATTCCATTTACTGGAGCAGTAAATATACCAGTTCCTGTATTATAATTTGAACCTTGATTAAAAGTGGTAGTATTAAATTGACATACGTACACAGTACCATCGCCAGTAACGTTAGGAATATCAGCGCTAGGATAGGCACTAAATGCTGGTTGTGCAGTATTTGTATTTGTAATTCCAGATGACCATAAATTCCCAGACAATCCCGGCAATGTTAATGCTGACCCAGCACCATTTATTATTCCTGTTGAAAATGATGGTGTTGAATTAAATATCTTAGAACCAGTAAATGTTTGTGTTCCTGTACTTACGACTCCTCTAGCTGTAGTACTGGCATCTGGTAAATTAAATGTATGTGTTGAAGTAGCTGATACAATAGCAAAATCAGTACCAGTAGTTCCTGTAGCAAATGTTTGATTTGGTGCAGTTGTTGTTGATAATCCATTTAATGTTAATAATCCAGCTGATCCAGTTGCACCTCTTAATCCAGTTGCTCCAGTATTACCTTGGATTCCTTGTGAACCAGTTGGACCAGTACTTCCTTGGATACCATTTGCTCCAGTGCTTCCTTGAGTACCAGTTGGACCTTGGATTCCTTGTGCTCCAGTTGAACCTTGAATACCATTAGCTCCAGTATTACCTTGGATTCCTTGTATTCCTTGGGATCCTGTATTTCCTTGAATTCCTTGGATTCCTTGTGCTCCTGTATTTCCTTGAACACCTTGAATTCCTTGTATTCCTTGGGATCCTGTATTTCCTTGAATTCCTTGGATTCCTTGTGCTCCTGTATTTCCTTGAACACCTTGAATTCCTTGGATTCCTTGTGCTCCTGTATTTCCTTGAACACCTTGAATTCCTTGAATACCTTGTACTCCTTGGGATCCTGTAGGGCCTAAATCTCCTTGTGCTCCTTGAGCTCCTTGTGCTCCTGTATTTCCTTGAATACCTTGTGGACCTGTTGGACCAATTAAACCATCGCTTCCAGTTGGTCCTTGAATTCCAGTTGGACCTTGAATTCCTTGAGCACCTGTTGGACCTACTACACCTGAGGGACCTGTTGGACCTATTGGACCAATTCCTCCAGGAAATCCATAAAAATTATTATCTGCATAATTCATTGTTTTATTTATCAATATCTGACTATCACTAACTCCAACAATATTAGATGTTGGAATAGTATCACCATTTAATAAAGTAGATTCAATAGTAATTGTATTTATATCTCCAGCAGTAAGATTAGTTATATTTGCTGTATTAACATCAATTGTATTAATAAAAGTTGCAGTAACACATTCTAAAGTATTACATTGAATATCATTTACCAATATATTTTGTCCTAATGTTTTGGATATATTCAGATTCGAAAGTGACATATTAATATATATTAAAATAGATATTAATATTTACATTGACTTCCTTAAGTCATCATCCTTAGTTCCTTTTAAGTGTTCTACTAATCTTTTCACTAATTTATCTTTTTTTTGTTTATTTTTTTCGGCTCTATTAGCTAATTCATCCATCATATATTCAACAAAATCTACCATTCCTCTTATTCGTTTCATTTCAATTCGAATCAATTCAAATTCATATAATTCAATGTCATTCATTATATATGAATGACATTAGATAATAATTTAAATAGTTTGGCCATATATATCGTACCAATTTTTCATATCTTTGTATCTCTTAGTATTCATAAAACGAGATTTATCAAAGTTATCCTTGGCATAATAAACAACTTTTGTACCTATTTTTACTTTAAAATTGGTTTTCTTTTGAGTACGATTTGTAAGGCGAATTGGAGTTCCTACATACATTTCACGAATATTTTCGAATTGAACACAAAAACTAATTGGTTTTCCTGCAGTTCCTCCCTGTAATGCAAAATACTTCTTTTTAATTGTACGTAAAAATCCACCAGATCGATATAATCCATCATTAGTAACGTAACTTACCAGACATCCTAAAGGATAAATTAATAATTCATCCCTTGTTTCAATCTTTTTACGACCATTCTTTATTAATGTCTCTAATTTGGCTTCAAATACTCCTTTATTATTATTAATTTTAGTTAATTCAGTTTCATTTTTATCATAAGTATATCCTCCTTCTGGCATGTAATCACGATTTTTATTGATATCTGCTGTATTAATAATTATCTTTTTTCTTGATGTCTTACTCATAGATCCTATATACCTATATTTATATTATATTTTTAAATCAATAACTCAATCTTATTAGGCTAAAAAGGGCCTACCCCCAAAATGACTGGACCTAACGGTCCTGATGGATTGTCCGCCCTTACGGGCTTAGTGACTGGGACCAATTCGCTCCGCGTTCCTTAGGGTAGTTATAGGAAATCCAGATAAGGCAATCAAATAGGGCATTTTTAAGATGAAATATAGGAGGCGTATCTCAAGTGAGAGCATAAAAATTAATTTATGAATAATTCTAGAGCATAATGTACTGGAAGTGAAAGAAGTGGCGGTCAATTGGTCTAAAAATAGGTCTGATAGGTTTTGTATGTTTTTTTTTAAATAATAATTTTTTATTCTATGGACACTATGGATTAGACCAATTGAATACCACTTAATCCACTTTAGAGCATAATTAGAGCATAAAAATAGGAATTAATTTTTATGCTCTCACTTGAGATACGCCTCCTATATTTCATCTTAAAAATGCCCTATTTAGCTACCTTAATCGATTCATAATAGCTAAGCATAGGAACGCGGAGCGCATTGGTATTAGTCACCGAGCCCGAAAGGGCGGACAATCCATCAGGACCGTTAGGTCCAGTCATTTTGGGGGTAGGCCCTTTTTTACTATAATAGCAAAATCCTAGTATCAAAAAAAATTAGAGCATAAAATAGAATTCCTTAATTTATGCTCTAAATGCTCTAGAAAACGCACCCAAATCCATATAAAAATAAATATATATATTTAGGATATATATAATGAGTATTCAAGACGATTCCATTGTTGAATTAAATATTGAATCAAGTGATATTATCGTTTTACAACTTCCATTAACAAGTATATTGGCAGATTTATTATTGGCACTTCCAAAAACACTGACATTTACAATTCCAGGAAAAACTGATTTTTATTGTGTATTTTCATATTCATCATTTCTCAAAAAACAAAAGAATTATTTAGCTCACATATTGGATTCGGGTTATTTACGTAAAATGTCTAGTGAAAAAACTGTACATAATATTGAATCATCATTATATCATGGAGCCTGTTATATATCTGATTATTGTGTATTTCCTGAAATACGTATCCAACATCAGGATAAAGTAGCACAATTACCATTATTTATGTTAAATGACATTATTGGCAAATATAAGGAATTAACTACAATTCAAGAAATTAAGGAAACAACTCAAGTTCTTTCAAAAGATGAACAAAAATTAGTTGAATTCATATTAGAAAAGTTAATGAAATCTCATCAATGGGATGATTTATTTGCAGAATTATATTCATTAGTAGCCAAAGATAGGTTTTTATATGATGAAATTAATGATGAATGGTATCTAATAAATAAATACAATATTTGGAATAATGTAGGCAAAGAAGGATATATTATAATGAATGATATGCGATTAGTTATGTATCCAATGGTAGAAGCTAAATATGGATGGATTGAAGAAAAGATTAAAGAATTGAACATAAAAATTGCACAAAGTAAAAATGAAGTGGAATTGATTGAAATGCATAAGGAATTAGAAGAATTAAAGAAAAAATTTAAGAGATATATATCGTTATGTAAAGTATTACATACAGTAACCTCTAAAAAGCATATTTTAACATCATTAAAAGGTAGACAACCTGCAACTAGATTATTTGAAGTATTTGATACAATTAATCTTAATTTATTTGCATTTAATAATGGTGTATATGATTTAGAAAAGAGGATATTTAGATTACCTTTACCATCTGAATTAATAACTACAACTTGTGGTTATGATTATCAAGATAAAGATGAATTAAATGCAATGATTGAAGATATTAATAAAATAATAACAAGTATTACATTAAATGAGCAAGATAGATCTAGTTTATTAATGGAAATTGCGCAATGCTTATCAGGATCTGGTATTAATGAATCATTTTATATTTGGAAAGGAGCAGGAGGAAATGGAAAAGGTGTATTACGTGATTTAGTTGCACAATCATTTGGTCCTTATTTTGATGCAATGAACATCGAATATTTAACTAAATCAAAAAATCAATCATCCGCTACTGGAGCCGATGATATTATGGCTAAAAAGAAAAATTGTAGGATTGTTATGACAACTGAACCTGATAGTGATACTGAATTAAAAGTAGATAAACTTAAACATATATCAGGAGGAGATCCAGTTCAATGTAGATTCCTTTATGGAAAATCATTTAATTACATTCCAAAATGGAAATTATTTATTCAATCCAATTTTGAAGTCAAATTACAAAATACTTCAGGTAAATCTTTAATTAGACGTATTAGAGTTGCCCATTTTCCATTTAATTTTACTGATAATCCAGTACTTCCAAATGATCGTCCAGCAGATATGATGATTAAAACACGTATTAAAGGAAAATTATATAATATTGCATTTTTTCATATATTATTAGAAGCATATACTAAATGGATTGATAATGGTAAGAATTTTAACTATTCAGATACTGCTAAAGAACATACCCAAATGTTATTAATGGAGAATGATCCAATTACTCCATTTATTGATAACTACTTAATTAAAACTGGTAATGCGAATGATAAAATTAAACAATCAGAATTATATGAGAAATTTAGAAAGATAAATTGTGGAGAAACAAATACAATAAATGCACAAGAATTTAAAAGTGGAATGGATTCTAAAGGATATCCACCAAAAATGTTAGATGGTTATGTCATTTATAGAGGACTTCAATTTAATATTGAAAAATACAATAAAGTAATGGAAGAAAGAAAGAAAGCTAAGAATGCTGAATTTGATATTTAATTTATTAATTAAAAAATGGTATAAAGATAAGCTAATAATAATATATATGGAAATATGCATTATTATTATTCGCCTAAAAGATGGGCTAAAATCTGTAATGAAGTAGAAAGTTACGTAGAGTGTACATGTGGGGTACTTCTATGCAAAAGCAGTGTCAGGGTGCATCTAAGAACTGCCAAACACCAAAGAGGTAAACAGCCAATTATTTAATGGCCCTTATAACCACTATAATAGATTGCTCTCATTTGCAGAAGAGCTTTATTATAAGCATTAATTATAGAATCATTAGAGTTCCTATTAAAATAGTATTTCTTTCCATGGTTGCCCCATTGGAAATAGTATCCATTACTGTCATTATTGCGATGAATAGGCATTTATATATCATTATTTAAGATATTTTTACATTCAGTACACATTTTTAACCCACTCGCTCGAGGCGCATAACATACTGAATCACATACGCAACATCTGTATCGCTTTTTAAGAATACGACAGTTTTCAAAATCATATAACGGCGGATATCTAGCCGTAAACCTTAGAGTTGTTTTAAAATATAGTCGAGTTGGCATATATATTCTGCAAATAAGTTTTTTTTTATAATACCGCCACGATATTATCAAAAAAATTATTGATTATCTAACTTCTTTAATATTAACATTTGTAAGAAGCATTTCTTATGATACTTCCTTGTACCCCAATCAGGAGTTTTAATGAACTTTTTTAGTGTCTTGTTGCAATGTTTGCACTTCCCTTTTTCCATATATTATTATATGATGATATATGAATCAATTTAAATTAAACGCACTAAGTTAATCTCCAATTAATGCCTTTGCTATTTTATCACTAACCTTTTTATAAAGAAGATGCTTCTTGGTACGATTATGTGAGCTTTTATTACCTCTATAAATTTCAGTACTACATACTGGACAAAGATATCGTTGATGGAACCAATCATGATATTTTTTACGCTCCTCTTCAGTTTTTTTATAAGTATGTAAAAAAATAGCGCCACCAATAGTACTTCTAACATAATTAAAATTTTCAGTAGGCTGATCTATAATATTAATATCATTCATAAGTTGATTTTGAATGTTGGAGGCTGTCATCCTTTTTATTTGTGCTTGAGATTCCATAATAAATATTTATTATACATTATCTTCACAAAAAAAATTTAGCATCTAATAGTATATAGGATGTTTAGTTTTAATAATGGTCGAGCTGTAGCCAAAATTAAGGGAGGTAAATATGATGGTAAGATAATTCATATTGATAATGGTGAAAATGAAGAACCTACTACAAAAAGTAAAAAAGGAAAGAAAGAAAAAAATGATATACTTGGAACAGATTTTGAAATTGATGATGGTAAGCTAGAAATTATTCCAAATTTAGAGCAACGAGAGACACTATATATTGCTGGCCCTTCAGGATCAGGTAAATCAACTTTCGCTGCTAAATACATTCAAAAATATCAAAAAATATTTCATAATCCAGTGTATGTATTTTCTAGAGATAATGGTGGAGATAAAGAAATCAATGCACTTAATCCAATATATATTCCAATTACAGAAGATTTATTAGCAAATCCAATTGATATTACTGAAGAAATGCAAGATGCATTAATTTTATTTGATGACTGTAATACGATTCAAGATGATAAGGTTCGCAAAAGTGTAGAAAAATTAATTAATGATATTTTAGAAGTTGGTCGTAAGTTAAATATCTACATTGTTGTTACATCTCATTTGGTTATTCCTAATGAACGTAAACAAGCAAGAACAATAATGAATGAAATGCAAGTACTTACAGTATTTCCTAAAAGTGGTTCATCTCAACAAATATCATATTGTTTAAAAACTTATTTTGGTTTGAATAAAGATCAGATTGAAGAAATTTTATCATTACCATCAAGACAAGTAACTATTTATAAAACGTTTCCAATGTTTGTTGTTTATGATACTGGTATTTATATACTTTAATATGTTTCATTTGAAATATTAAAATATATAGTATTTTTATCTAAAAGGATAAAAAATGGTCAATTATGCATTAGGAAAAATTTACAAAATAGTATCCAATCAAAGTGATTTACCATATATTGGTAGTACATGTAAACCAAGATTATCACATAGAATGGCGACCCATAGATCACATTATAAAATGTATTTAAATGATGAAGGTCAATACTTATCATCATTTGAAGTATTGCAATATAATGATGCCAAAATTATTTTAATTGAAGATTTTCCATGTGAAAATAAAGAACAATTAAGACAACGTGAGCGATCTTATATCGAAAATACGGAATGCGTTAATAAAAACATACCAGGTCAAACTTTAAAAGAATGGACTTTAAAAAACAAAGATAGAATGTATGAAGTACGCCAACAATATTATAAGAAAAATAGAAATGCAATATGTGCAAAACAAAAAGAATTTTATGAAAAACATAAATCCTTTATTAATTGTGATTATTGTGATCGTGAAATAACATCTAAATATGTAAAAATACATGAACATAAGAAAAAACATTTACATAATGTGAAAATATCCACTGCAATAATTAATAATCTGCTTTAAATGATATAATTCAATGAATAACATCATTAAAGAAGCTGAAGCAATCGCCCTAAGTGATAAAGATGTACTAAAAATAGTTAACCATAAAGCTAATTTAGTATTATATCCAGATTTGCATAAATATACACATATTGATGATATTTTAGGAAAATATGGAGCTTGTATTATTTTATTTGAATCAAAACCTCAATATGGCCATTGGTGCTGTATTTTTAAAGCCACTCCAACATTATTAGAATTTTTCAATCCATATGGAAAAATAATTGATGGAATGCCAGATGAAGGACTTAAATATATTGATCCTAAATTTAGGGAAGAAACTAATCAATTATTGCCATATTTATCAATGCTAATGTTGGATTCACCTTATGAATTATCATATAATGAGTATCCATTTCAGAAATTAGCTAAAGGAATTTCTACATGTGGTCGTCATGTATGTGTAAGATTATTATGTAGAAAAATGACATTAAATGATTATTATAAAATGATGACAAAAATGGCCAAAAAATATGATATCGATTATGATGCTATTGTCACATTAATAACAATGAAAATTTAATATGTTATTATAATATATATTAATGTCTAAACAAAATGCTCAATTTCGCTCTCCTGCGACATATCAATATGCTAAACCAGAGGATGATACATCAGTTGATCAAATTTATGTAAATATGTCTTTTAATAATTCAAGTAATCCTGTTGCATCTGTAGCAAGAACAACATCCACATTTAGTGTTCCCTTATTAGATAAAACAGATGATTATTATTGTGCTGTTCTTAGATTTGATATTCCACTATCTGAAATACCTTTATTTATTTGTCCAATTATTCCAAATCAAGGAAATGCCAATCTTACTCCATTTATTATTGGAATTGATTATAACGGTACTAAATATCCAGTCAATATTAATTTTGTATCTTATGAAATTCCATTTAATGCTCCAGTTCAAAATCAACCAACAATGGTAGTTACTCCATATTATTATATGTATTCCATTCAACAATTTTTGGATATCGTTAATACATATTTGAAATTGGCAGTAACTAATTCAGGATTTCCAATGACTGGATTAAATTTTCCTTATTTTTATTGGGATCCTACAACAGAATTAGTACATTTAGTATTTCCAACTTCATTTATTACATCTACAAATAAACCATTAATATTTATGAATACAGCTTTACAAGAATGGATTGCTGGATTTCCAGTACAATATAGTGGAGTACAACCACAAGGAAATGATTATTATTTGGAATTATATAATGCATTAATAACACCTGCATCTTATCCTGGCGCTGAAGATTTATTTTCTCCAGTTACTCAATATCCAGTTACTTATCCAATTGGTGCTACTGGAGCATCTGGACCAAATTATTACAATATTACTCAGGAATACAAAACATTAAATAATCAATTAGCCCTTAAACGTATTTATATAACAAGTACAGGATTACCAGCTGTAGCAGAATATACACCAACTGGAGAATCAACATCAGCATCAACATTACCTATTCTGACAGATTTTGTTCCAAATATTAATAATATATCAGATGCTAAGAGTATCGCTTATTATTATCCAACATCGCAATATAGATTAATTGATATGACTAGCTCATCTCCACTTAGAGTTATTGATCTTCAAATACTTTGGGTAGATAATTTCAATAATGTACTTCCATTGTACATTCCTCCAAGAGGTCAAGCAAATATAAAATTAATTTTTGTAAAAAGAACACTGTTCAAATCAATCAAATAAACATGTATAAAATATTTTATCTAATCTACAGTTATATAAAATGTCTTTAAATTTTGCACCACTTAAAACGGTATCTGTTCTTGATCCAGTTATAGATTTAGTCGAGCAAGCAGAACGTAAATATGTTATCACTAAAGGAGGTAATCAATATACTTATAAACCATATGTTGCCACAAGTATTTCTAATTCAAATATTAGATGGAATTGCCCACCTCCATCGGCCAATACTATTGTCGATCGTAAAATGTATGTTAAAATTCCACTTCGTCTTATTTTTACTGGTACTGTTACAGGTACTACATCGGTTTTATTAAATCCAGGACAAGATGCATTTAGACAATTTCCATTATCATCTTCTTGTAGTATGCTTACCGTTACAATAAATGGACAACCTGTTAACATTCAACTTTCTCAGGTAATTCATGCATTAAATAGATACAACTGTGGACAAGATGTTTTGAATTCTGAATATTCAATGTCAGCCGTCTATCCAGATATTTCTCATGATTATGCTGATTTTGTTGGATCTATTAATAATCCTCTTGGTACTATTGTTGATAGTAGACAAGGATTGGTTGATGGTCGTGGATCTATTGCATTTAAAGTTGTTTCAAATACTTCGACTGCTGCTATTATTGATGCAGTGATTACTGAACCTTTATTTGTTAGTCCTCTTTATTATGGATTAGGAGATGCTGCAGGATTGTATAATGTTAACACTATTGAGGTTTCAATGGATTTTGTTCAAAATGGATTTAGAGCTTGGTCTCATGCTCAAGTTGGAACAACTAATTACAGCACAATTACTAATATTCAAATGCAATTCAATAACTACACTGGTGGAGCTTTCTCTTATGGTTCTATTCAACCATCTATTTTATTCAAATATATTACTCCATCTAATCAAATGCCATTGTCACCAATCAATATGCCACTCACGTACCCATATTTTGAGGTACTTGACAATATTACTGCATTGGGAACATTGGCTTCTGGATCAATCCAACAATTTACATCAAATAACTTACAATTGAATTCAATTCCAAGAAAGATTTACATTTATCTTAAAAGAGCTGATACTCAATTGCTTGCATCTGCAAATTATCCTGATGTATTTTATCCATTGTTTAATATTAATGTGACTCTTGGAAATTATACAGGTCAATTATCATCTGCTACAACTGAACATTTGTATGAAATGGCAATTAAAAATGGATATCGTGGAAGCTTTACTCAATTTAGAGGTGAAAATGTCTTCTGTCCAAGTGCAGGTAATGTATTTTCATCTTCAATGGTTACTGCAACTATGGAAGGTATGGTTCTTTGTATTGATTGTTCCGTAGATCTTGGATTGCCAGATAATGTATGTGCAGGCTATCAAGATCAAATTAATTTTCAAGTTACATTTCAAACTATTAATAACTATGTTGCAAGAAATGGTAATGTTGATCCAATTGTAAATTTGCATATTGTAACTGTAAATGAAGGATCATTTGTCATTCCACAAATTAACTCAGCACAGAAACAACTTGGAATCGTTACAGCTCACGATATTCTTAATGCTCATGTTGATCATCACATTAAATATCATGATGTTGTTACTATTAATGGTGGATCTCAAGGATTAGGTAACTTCTTATCCAATATTAAAGATATTGGTTCTACCGTTAATGATGCACTTAGATCATCTAAAGTAATTTCGAAAGTATTAAATGTTCCTAATCCATATTCTGCTTTTACAGGTCCTGCATCTCAATTTGCACAATCCCTTGGATATGGTGATGGTGGTGCAGTCTATGATCCCTCTCAAGATATGGAAAATTATGGAGGTAAAAGAATGAGTAAAAAGCATTTAGCTAAAAGACTTATGCATATTTAATTAAATTATGTAATTAATATCTTAATTAAATATATATAAATGGAAACATTTGGTAGTGCATATTACAATATTTATGGACAACATAACATTCCAATTCGAAGTGTTATGCCTATAATTGATCCAATTAGACAAAGAATGGAAGAAATTGCTAGCCAAAGATTAAATCAAAGAATTGCTGATTATGAAAGTATGCAATCTATAACTAATCCTTATCTTATTGGTAGTGGAGTTGGTGGAGCTGATGGTGTTTATTGTGGTCCTGGTAAAATTCCCAAAGGTAAAAAATTAGGTACAGCAAAACAATGTATTCAAAATAAACAATTAAGATACTGGGGAGTTAAAAAAGTAGATCCAACATTATTACAAGGTATTAATGATGAAATTACTGCAGAGAAAGCTAAAAATGCATCTGTTAAAGCTAAATTAAAGTTAAAGAAATTAGAAGATGATGCTAAAATACTTGTTAATACATACAAAAAATTAAAAATTAGATTAGATTCAGCAATTGAAAAAGGAAAGAAACATAAAGCATTAGATTCTGAAATAGTTAAATTATTGGCTAGAAGAGATAGATTAATTAAAAATATTAAAAAACAACGTGAAGTGGTTAAAGTATTATTAGAAATGGAAGAAGAACAAGCTAATGAACCAATTGAAGAAATTGATACTTTTGATATTAATAAACAACGTAAATTATTGGATAAATTAAAACAAAATAGAATGGATGCAGAACAAAGAGAACGTGAATTATTTCCAGATGAAGAAGATGAAGAAGATGAATATGTTGATTTGAATCCAAGAGCAAAAGTTACTAAAGGTAAATTTATTATTGATGCCAATGAAGGATTTGGATATGGTGGATATCAAGGAGATATAATTATACCCCAAGTTGGATTTACCAATGATTATCCAGATACATTTGTATTTTATGATCCAATGAATCCATTACCTCAAGTTAAAACATGGAAATTACCAGATTTTCAAACTCGTCAAAATATACCTAATTATCCTCAAACAAGTGGATCTTATTCACGCGATAATTATAATGATGATATATATTCAAAAATGGAAGTTGATGCGGGAATTCCTCAATTGCATAACCAAAAACAAATATTTTAATATACTTATTCTACAAATCATAGAATAAATATATATACCATGCAAACATATAAGAAAATGAGTCAAGAATCCAATTCAACAAAACACCTACAATCATAATTTTAGATTATATATTATTTTTTTAAATCATCAATAATCATATCTCTGAGAAATTCAAAATATTTGATTTCTTTTCTCTCTCCAATAAGACGAAAAAACATTTGTCCATAGAGTTCAGTATTTTCATTTGATTTAATTAAATTTGATATTTCATCTTCAACTATTCGAAGTTTTTCAGATTCTTCATATAGTTTTTGTTGTTTAACTATTGCTTCCATCACATCCATTTTTAATTCATACATATATTCTTCGCACTCATTACACTCAGTCATTATATATATTATATCAATATTTTAAAAAGTGGGAAAAATGACCGAACCCACCGGCCGAAAATTCCAAAAAAGAAAACATTATTTTATCCGTAGCGATCGGAAAAAATAATGTCAGCGAATAAATCTTTTTATGAGCGTCTTTTTCACTAGTACCAAAAAATAAAGTCAGTAAATGAAGTCAGCCAAGGAAATTACATTTATCAAATTCCTCCAATGACTTCCGCCGATATAAAGAAATATTAATGACACTTTTCTAATTTCATTTTCTGACTTCCCCGACTTTTTCATTTTACTTTTCTCACTTTTTGAATTTTTAAATCTCTCATTCACTTTTGAATTTTTTAAATCTGTATCAATCCATATTTAGTATATACTAAATATGGATTGA